GAGCGGTGTAAGTTGTGTAGACACTTTATATCGCCGAGCACATGTGAGTTGGTAGAGGGGTATATAAGCTCTAACGGGTGGTGTAAGCACTTTGATAGAGTAACAGGAGAATAAGATGACACGTGAAGAATTATGGAAAATGCTGGAGATGCTGCCTATCGTAGCAAGGAAGGCGGAGATTTTGGATAAACTGGTTAAGGCGCAGGAGGCTGCTGGTTGTGCCTCCTTGCCCGAGTTCATATACTCACTTCCTATGCTCCCAGTCCACCTTCTCCCGCCTTCCCCCTCTGCCGATCCACGGCAGACGCGGGGATCACTATCTATAGTGAAGGGGGAGACCCTAGAGGGGTTTTTCGACGAAGTGCGGCATAGTGGATATAAGTTTGAGGATTGTTTCGATCCTGGGATGTTAGAAGAATTTATTAGTCCTGATTGGGGTAATGGGTCACTTAGATATGAGGACATGACTGATGGGCAGAAGCGTACTGTTAGACTTATTCAAATGAAATACAGGCAGTGGAAAAAGGCTAATTTGGGAGCGAGTCATGCTTGATTAAGAAAGAACCAATAATATGATAAAAGCTAAAGGGTTTATAAATGGCAGAGAGACATTTATAATAGGATTGTCTTTTGCTAACCTCAATAAATTTCTCAATGAGCCGTTAGATACTTTTATTCGTATTAATGCTGAAGAGGTTGGTATTCCTTTTGATATATTGATATACTCAGGTGAAACAGAAGAGGATTGCATTAAGTTGTTGCCAATAGAGACTGGTAATGTTTAAGTGGCTTTTAAGCAAATGGCGCGCTCGTCAGCGTCAGATAGATATAATGATTTTATGGCCTAGATGTAAACAACAGGCAATAGAAATGGGTAAAGAGCCACCTCTTGATTGGGCTAAAGTAGCATTTATGGTTCATGCTAAGATGGACCCGGCATGGGTTGATGAGTTTAGTGAGGATGAGATAGAAGATATAATAGATGGGTTAACATAATGACTATCACTGCGAACGGAGTAGCAGCTATGGCAATACTTAAATTAATGATTGAGAAGGGTGATGAGGAGGATGATAAAGTAGTAGATGAAGTTATTAGACTTGAGAGAGAAAGAGGGCATGATCTTTTTGCAGATAAACTTGCTGCGTATAGAGAGATTTGTAGAGAGACAAGAAGAATACTGAAATGCCAAAGAAAGTAACACTACCACTTACCGAACAACAAATACAGTTATATCATGCCCTCGCACAAGAGATCGTACAAGCTTATCAGACAAAAGAGAATATACTTAAGTCCCTTAATCTCTCTCCTGCCGACTATGAAGAGATAGCACAAACAAGTGCGTTCCAACGTATTATGCGGCAGGCTATGAATGAGTGGAATGGAGCAACTAACACAGCAAAGAGAATACGTCTTAAGTCACAATGGGCTGTTGAGGAAGGTATACCGTATATATTTCAATCAATGACTGATACAAATGAACCATTAAGTGCAAGGGTTGAGGCGTTTAAAGCAATAAGTAAAATCGGTCAACTAGAGGCGCAGGAAGTCTCCGCTGCCACCGATAGAAGCTTTAAAATAGAGATCAACATTGGGCAGGGCATAGCGCCTATAACGGTAGGCGGTTGGTCCCCGGATCATCCCCGGACTAAATCCGGGGACCAGGGGATCACTATTGATAGTGAGCCTTCGATAGAGCCTATGAAATATGGTTTTGATATTGAAAATGAGCCTGATTATAAGCCTGGAACCTTTATTATAACGCCTTAAAAATTATTTTGAAACTAATATAAAACCCTCTTGACAAGACATTTAAATTAGTATAGAGTGTCGAACTGTATGCGGCGGCTAACTCTGGTGGCTTCGCCTTGCCACCTCTGGTTCCGTTTCGGGTAGTAAGCCAAAACGAAACCGCCGCTCAATACGAGCAAGCTGCGGCTCAACGCTCTGCTGCCGTATACCCTCCTAGGCAAACTCCTTTTATGTCCGGCTTGGCCGGATACATATGGGACCAATGGATGATAATGCGGCGTCATAGGGACACCGCGTCATCTGGTTGGTCCTATAGGCTTCTTCGTGCATTAAGAGCGTTCAATGGAGAGTATGAGCCTGAGCAAATAATGGCGATTAAAAAGTTCGGCGGGTCAGAAGTCTACGCTCGCTTAATAGCAATGAAGTGTCGCGGAACCACATCACTGTTAAGAGACGTATATCTAGGCCCAGAACGACCTTGGGGTTTAGAACCAGACGTTGACCCGCCGATCCCTGATGAGATAGCACAGAGTATACAACAATTAGTTCATTCAGAGCTACAACAAGCAGTACAAAGTCACTACCAAACATTACAACAAATAGCCGCTCACCATCATGCTGTATCACAAGTACATCAATACGGGGCGCAAACAGGACAGACAGCTCAACAAGTACAAGCATCCTTACCTCCTGAACCGCCGCCTCCTACTCCCATACCTGATAGCAACGCCATACGTGATCGCATACTTATGCTTGAGGAGGCTGCTCGTGACGCAGCAAAGCGGAAGTGTGCTGAACAGACTGAAATAGCAGAGGACAAGTTACAGGAGATATTGAACGAAGGGGGGTTTTATACAGCACTTGCTGAATTTTTAGTAGACTTACCCCTCTTCCCTTATGCTGTTATTAAGGGTCCAGTTGTCAGAATAAAAACTAATGTTGAATGGGCGCAGATGCCAGGAGCACAACCCTCCTCTGCCGGTCCACTATCACCTGACCCTAATCAACCAGACGCTCAAAATCAAAGGATGATGGGCGCTCCTGGTATGACTAAACCACGAATAGGTGGGCCAAGAGTTCCCATAGTAACAAACAAACCATTATTATGCTGGGAACGTGTTTCACCTTTTGATATTTACTGGACCCCAGGTGTTAGCGATATTGAGAACGCTAATGTTATTGAGCGTATGCGCCTTACACGTGCAGAGATCAACGATCTATTGGATATGCCCGGCTTCCTCTCAGATGAGGTGCGTGCCGTTCTTAACGAGTATGGGGCTGGAGGTCTCGTTGATACTTGGGATCAGACAGATCAACCTAGAGCTATTCTTGAGAGTAGGGAAGACCCTCGGTTTAATCAGTCTGGAATGATTAGTTGCTTACAGTTTCAGGGTAATGTTCAAGGACGACACTTACTTGATATAGGATTTAATTCAATACAAGTTTATGATCCAGATAGGGATTTTCATGTACAAGCATGGCTTATTGGAACACATATCATTAAAGCACAACTTACACCTTCACCACGTAAACGACATCAATATTACGTTACATCGTTTGAGAAAGTGCCGGGCACTCCGGTTGGAAATGGCCTACCAGATATTTTGTCTGACATTACTTCAGTGGCGAATGCGACGTTACGTTCGCTTGTTAATAATCTCACAATCGCATCTGGGCCTCAAGTCGTTGTCAATGATGATAGACTAAGTGACGGTGAGGATGGCGAGGAGTTATATCCGTGGAAAAGATGGCACGTTAAATCTGATCCATTTGGCAATAACACCGAACCTGCGGTATCATTCTTTAATCCCGCTTCTAATGCTCAAGAATTGGTTCAAGTCTACCAAACCTTTTCTACGCTTGCGGATGAGATATCAGCAATACCAAAATTTATGACTGGAACGCCGACCGCTGGAATTGGGAGGACTGCCAGCGGTCTTTCTATGTTATTACAAAACTCTGCTAAAATATTACAGACCGTTGCAGCTAACGTTGATAGAGATATTATAGGTAAAGTCCTTGAAGGGCTTTACGATATGATAATGCTTACCGATAAATCAGGGCTATTGACAGGCGATGAGTCGGTTAAGGTACTTGGTGTCGTTGTTGCAATGCAAAAAGAGACTGAACGGTCCCGCCAACTTGAGTTTCTACAACTTACCGCTAACCCGATCGACATGCAAATTATTGGTCCAAAGGGACGAGCACAAGTTCTTCGTTCTATATCGGAGAGGTTGGGGCTACCTGGGGCTGATATTGTTCCATCGGCAGAGCAACTTGAAAATCAACAAAAAGCTGCTATGGCTATGGCTGCTCAACAGGGCGTGCCCGGTCATGCACAACAGCCACCTGACCAACCTTCACCAGGGGCACAAGCACAAGGAAGTCAGGCTGGTCCACCTGCTACTCAACAACAAGGGCCAATTACTAACAACGTAGGAGCAGTAGCGGGGGGTGTCGGATGATCACTATTAATAGTGACCAAGATCGGCTCGATGTGGCACGATATATTTATGAGATGGTGAATGAATTTAGAAATATGGCAGCTCGCGCTAATCTTCATAGCTCGATTTATTTTCTTGCTCTTGCTGCCGAACAAGCAGAATCTGATCTAAGAGATAATCATGTCTTTCGGAGCAAAACAAAGGAGTAGTACGATGGCAAGGCGAGGTGGTATAGGACCGGGTGCGTTACGTATGGGAGGTAGTGGGAGAAAACCTCCTATGCCTAGAACTCCTATGGCGACAGCACCTATTGGGCCTCCTGGTGGATTAAGTGGTCCTCCTGGTGGTGCAGGCCCCAGCCCTATGGGTATTAAGAAGGGCGGACATGTAACTAAACATGCTAGAGGTGGTTCAGTAGGTGAAGAAAGTCCTCGACATGAGGCTAAAGAAAGTAAACGTGAAGAAAAGAAAGAGCATATGAAATATGCTAGAGGTGGAGTAGTAGGTGGTGGGGACGTTAAAAGCCGTTCTGGTAGAGATACTGGAAGTGCTAGCAAGCCTTGCTAATGGATAAATTTTATAGAAGAAATAGGAGTGATAAACATGCCTCGTGAAATTAGTAGAGCACCACGCCCTGACTTCTTCCTTCAAGGCGGTAAAACTGGAATGTTTGAGCGTGGTACTGCTCACCCCTCTGTTGCCGGTATCTCTGGCAAAGAAAGTAATGGTGGTGCATCAGGCGAGAAGGCAGAGCGTAAAGGTGAAGGTGCATATGGTAAAGATGTGCGCTATGCGGAGGGCGGCACAACTAAGATGTGGGGGAAAGGACACGCCGGCAAGATGACCCCATTCTTTTCGGGGAAACAATCTCAGGAGGGTTGAATGGCAGAAGTTACGCCATTAGTACAGCAAACGCCAAAGACTTATGCTAGTATAGGTCATAACGCAAAAGTTGCTGCTATAGTTGATGCTCAAACTAATCTCAATGCTTGGATGACACATTGGGCTTCAGTAACGACACCAGTTGTTGTGATGGCTCAGAATGCATCACCTCCTGATCTTCATCTTGTGCGGCGAATTAACGACACTATTAATACAATGAATGCAGTATGTACTGAATTTACTCTTCTTACTGGTGTAGGTGCGCGTATGAAAAATTACATTAGTGTTGATCGTAGTAGTTTTGCGTCAGTAATAAATGCAATTAATGGTCAATTACAAGCGATGGCAACGGCGAAACCATGACTGTGTGGCAGCGTAATTTTCCTGCGCCACTTAAGATCACTATTCATAGTGATGCGGGTTTTTCTGCACGTGGACCGATTGTAGTTGAGGTTTGTGAAAAAATAAATGAGCTTCAAGAGTTTGTATTTGGATTGGATACTTCGTTAATTTCTGTGCCAAGTCAAGCGGCAGGTAGTGATGAGCGTATGCCTTTAATGTATCTTAGACCATGTATTGAAGCAGTGAATTTTATTATTGAGATAAAAGAGTTACCATTGCGTCCTCTGCCGCAATTAGGTAATAATATGGATTATCATGCATTTATTCCTGTTTGTAAAGTTATTGCAGAAGCGATCAACTTAATCATACAGGAGTTACAAAATGGACAAGCCGAGTGAACAAAAACTTGACGCTAAAAAATGGGGTGATACCGATATTGGTGTTCACGATTATGGGGCTGGTGGGAAGCGTGAGCAATTGAATGGACTTTGGAGCTTTACTACTATTACTGGCGGTTCAAGGGACCAAAGATTAAGAGGCAATAATTATTGTAAAACTCACCACGAAGCTTATGAAAAGAATAAAAATAATCCAAAGTATTTATTGGGTGAAGCTCTTAATAGTATTGGTACACGTGGTCCGCCCTTGGAAAATATATCCGAGCCACGTATTGTAAGCACGTATGGAGGGGTAAAAACGACAAGAATATGATGAATGCTAAAGAAGCCTACACAGAAGCACTTTATCGTCTTTCTAAGAGTTGCCCTCCTGAGATATGGACTTTTTACGTGAAAGCGTATGAGAACTTTGTAGCGTATGAATTAGAGCGTTCTTTGAAGACACCGACTAGTGACGCCTTGATTGGTTTGGG